ACTCAAATAATAAAATTTAGATATATGTTAAGAGTTAAAGAAATATGCAAGCAAAAGGGCATTAGCCAAGCGGAACTTGCGAAGAAAATGGGGGTTTCTGCATCTGCTTTAAATCAGAGTATAGTTGGTAATCCTAGTTTAGACAAATTGAAGGATATAGCGAATGCGCTTGAAGTTACTATTTCAGAGTTAGTAGGCGATCAAAAAGAGGAAGAAAACACTATAATCTGCCCAAAATGCGGTTCTAAGTTTAAATTAATCGAGTAAAATTTGCTTTTTTGTGTGTTTGTATGTTATTTTGTTGCATTGTATAACTAAAACACACAAAGTTATGGAAGGAATTGCACTATTTGTATCTATTGTAATCATCGTATTCGGTGTATTACAGATTATTTTGTTTTTTAAGTTATGGGGAATGACTAATAATGTTGCTGAAATAAAGCGCATTCTGAATAATAAGAAGGAACAAGATATGGAAATTGGTAAAACAGTCATTGCTGATGGTATAAAGGAAGGAGATCTTGTAGTTGAATTAAAGACGGAAAGGCAGATGAGGGTGGAGAACATTACAAATGATGGGAAATTTGAATGTAAAGCATCGGGAATGATTGTTGGAGTTTTTAAAAGAAATGAGATAGAATTGTTTAATAAATACTGGGATAAAAAATAAAATTTTTCCCGCCCCGTTCCAATTAAGGTTCGGGGCTTTTTATTTTCCAAAAGTTAAATTTTCATATTGCATTGAAATATCCAGCTATAAAAGTTATATTATTGTATAACTTTTCTTATCTTTGTTCCATGAGAAAGATAATCACATATAAAACCTATTTCAGCGACTTCATTAAGAAGTTATCCAAGGATGAAGTAAATAAAATACGTCGTGCATTAGACTTGTTTAAGGTAGAAGATAAAATGCCACGACATTTTATAAAGTTTATACGTGATGGAGTTTATGAGTTCCGTGTAAATTATGGAAACAATGAATTCCGTATTTTTTTCATATATGACGGTGACACTATTGTGGTTCTTTTTAATGCATTCAAGAAGAAGACGCAAAAGACACCAAATAATGAAATAGAAAAGGCGTTAAAATTAAAGGAGGAATATTATGGAACTAAAAGAAATCAGTAAAGACATCTATGATGTAGATGCTTGGTTGGACGAAGGTCTTGGGAAAGAAGGTACTCCCGAGCGTGAAAAAAATCGAGAAAAGGCATGGGAGGAATATAACGCCCAAATACTCCTTGAGGCCCGAAAAAATGCACGTCTTACGCAGTCAGAACTTGCTAAGCGTATTGGAGCTGACAAAGGCTATATTTCAAGGGTTGAACGTGGGCTAACAGTTCCTACTGTTGCTACATTGTATAAAATAGCCTCTGCTATGGGGCTAACAGTGGAGTTGCGTCCCGCATAAATATGCTGTAATGGGAATAAACAATCATCAAAAAATAAATCATGGAAACATCAAACCAATACTCCGAACTATCTGTTCATTGCGGTAGCAACACGGACAGCATGGAAAAGCTAGTAGATATATGCAAAGAAGAAGCTGATAAGCTAGCTGAAACTTTATCACTTATCGAAGGTGAGGAAGTGTCCGTCCCTTTTTGGACATCAGGCCCAGGATTCCCCGAACTAATCTGCACCGGGGTATTTAAAAGGAACGACAGCGGAAAGATCTGCTACGATCTAGACTTTTCGGAATCAGTTTTGTAGTCCACCTCCCTACCCAGTCTTCGCCCGCCGGAAGGTGGGCGTTTTTTTTGTTTCTGAAAAGTTAAATCGAGCGTTGTTTTAATCAATTTGCTAAGTAAATTGTTTCATTAATAAATTGTTTGCTATATTTGTACCAATAAAACATCATCGATAGAACAAAAAGTTAATGAACATACTAAACACATGGCTCCAGTAATCACATATTTACTAAACAATGCTCCTTGGATAGCTGTTATAGTATTAGCAATCATTGGGAGTTGGAAACTGTCAAAGTATCATGCTAAGTTAGAAGAAACTAGGAATAAGGTTGATAGTCTTCCTTGTGATAAACATAAGGACGGTATTCGTGATTCAGAACAAAGATACAATGAATTACAACGAATTGTTACCTCTACCAATGATATGGTTGTCGAAATAAACAAATGGTTAATGAAATTTGATAATGATATGATTGATAAGTTAGCAAAGAAGGCAAGTCCCTTAAAAATGACCCCTCTTGGAGAAGTTTTATTTGAGAAATCATCAGCCAAAAAAACAATAGATAATAATATTGATTTTTTAATTAAGGAACTAGAAGATATAAACCCTCAAACAGCTTATGATGTGGAGGAAGAAGCACTAAGTTATCTTTTGAGAAACATGGGGAATGAAATGTTTGCTGATATAAAGAAATTTCTTTATTATTCCCCTGATACAATTCAATTAAAAGATCCTTCTTCTGGAGAAGATAAAGATGTGAGGCTTTCAATGCAATCTATAATCAAGCTAATGAGCATATATCTTAGAGATTTATATTTAAAGAAACACTCTAATATCGTATAATATATAAAGGCGGACTAACATCCGCCTTTCTTTTTGCCTTTTCCTTTATTCCCCAATCTATTTCTTACTTCTCACCACCATTATCGCCAATTGTCTCTCTGTTTTATGAAAGAAATGTCTATTTTGTAACTATTCGCAAAGTGTTATTTCTCTTTCACGGAAATACTTATAAATCTGCGTTATAGAGCTTAATTTTATGCTGTTGAAATTAAAATTAAATTCATACAGTATGAAAGAAAAAATCTTAGTAGCACTAAAAACGAAGTATAAAACCTTTGGGTTTGGTGATAAAGCGTTTGACGGGGTGGCTGACTACTTATCTAAAACCGTAACTGAAGAAAGCCAAATAGAAACTGCTACTAGCGGGGTCGAAGGGCTTTTGAAGGCTTTTCAAGGGGACATTGATACTGTTAGAAACGAAAAAACGGGTCTACAAAAACAATTGGACGAATTGAGAAAGAAAATCGAGAATCCAGCTCCTAATCCCAATCCTTCTCCAGACGAAAAGAAAGAAGATATGGCAACTCTGATTGCAAATGCGGTAAGCATGGCTGTTAAGCCTCTTTCTGATAAGCTCGCTCAATTTGAAACCGAGAAGGCACAAGCCACACGTCAGGAGCAGGTCATTGCAAAGGCTAAGGATTATGGTATTCCCGAAAACCTTGTTCCTATGTTGAACATTCCAGAAGATGCTGACTTGGATAATTACTTCAAGGACGCAAAACAAACGTTTGCCAACGCAGGATTTCAAGATGTGAGAACTCCCGAGTCAGGTAATGGTGGGCAGAACGATGCCAACGATATTGCAAGCCTGATAAATAAGGGTACAGAAGAAATTAAAAACTCTAAACAGGATTAATTATGGTTTTAAGTATGATTTAAAGCCAATTGAAGCATCAATGCCAGAAATGTGCCGTTTTGAAACGGTATATCGTTATTCTGGTGGATTCAATTTGGATATTTCGAATTTAACAGGGGTTGCGCAAATTCCGCCTCTTACCCCTTTGGTTCTTGATTTTGTAAAACGGACGGCAAAAGCTGTTATTAATGTTGAAGTAGCTGAAAAGATTACTGCCGGTTCTACTTCTTTGAAAATCAAGAAAAATTCTCTTGCATACAATGGTATGCATATTGGTAATGGAACAAATGGTGGTACTATTGAAGCTATTGACAAAAGCAATGCAGAATACGACACCGTTACACTTGCAGCTTCTCCAACGCTTGCCGCCGAGAAGGGTGCAGTATTATTTGAAGCTACTGCAGTAGCTGGGAAAACGGCAAAAGCAACGGCTACAGCATTAAACTATGCGTGGACTAAAGTCGAAGCAGGTGCGACTGTAGGTGCTATTGGTCAAGCATATGAGATTAGACCGACAAGACTCATTGTTCCTGTCTCCGATAAGGATAAAGAGACTCTGGGTGACAGATTTATGTTCACTTATTAAAGAAAGGAGGAACTATGTATTTGACTATTCAAACGTTACTAAATGATCCCGGAGTTGTAAAAGCGGTTATTGACCGCGTTCAGGCTCTAAAATTAGATCAGATATTCTGGAAAAAGCACCTTGATTTTGAAGAAACAAAATCCCGTGTGTTCAAAACATATTTGGGCACAGTAACAGGTGTTACCGCCGGTTCTGTAATTGATCGCAATTCCAATAAACCTTTGAGGGAACGCAAATCTCTAGGTTCCGGTTATGGCGAAGTAGCTTATCTAGGAGACCGCTATCAAATGGATAACGATAGACTAGATATGCTGCAAGAACTAATCAATAAGTTCAATCAGGCAAAGACTGCTGATCAACGGGCAGCATTGGACGATATTATTCAAGTTATGCTTGCTCCCCACAAACGTATGGATATTGTGGACGGTGATCTTCGCTCTGACGGAAAAGCGTCTGTCAAGGTAGATGATAATCCGCAAGGAATTGAAATGCTTGATATGGTACTTCCTGTTCATCGCATCACTCCAGAAGTGAAAGATAAGTTAAATTTTGTACGTTATCTCATGGAAAAGGTTGTAGAATTACGTACAAAGTTTGGCATGTTTGTATCTATGGAGATGTCTCGTAAGACTTTCATCAACAGTATTGTTGGTGCAAAAGATTTCGGCGAATTCTATAAGCAAAGCTTTGACTCTAAAGAAGTACAACTATCTGCCGGACTTATGTCTAGCGAGATGGCTACGACTATCTTCAGGGGATTGGGATTGCCTCCTATTGTTATCAATGAAGATTTGGTGGAGCTGTCAGATGGTTCTTTTAAACAGGTATTCAAAGACAACCGTATTTCTTTATTTACCACGCCTAAGCAGGGAAAGATGCGCTGGCATACTCCGTATGAAATTACTGATCCAATTCCGGGAAAGGCCTATACTCGTTCGGAAGGTGGTATGTATATTTCTAATGTACGTACAGATGAAGGCCGTTTTATGGAATATGGTGCTGAATGGATTCCGGAATATACGGCTCCAAACAAGATCGTTATTCTCGACCTTGACACCATGAATGCGTAAATATGACAACTGGTGACTACATAAAACAGAAGTTTCAGACCTTCGGCATTCAATTGTCGGAGGCTGACTTATTTGAAATCATTCTTTCATCCGGAGAGGTGGACGAGGTTGATAAAGACACTATTGATACAGTAGCAGTTGCTATTGCTCGCTTTATTCCATCCTTGCTCCTTCGGGCTACATCTAAGTCTGTTAGTGAAAACGGTCACTCAAAGTCTTTATCTTGGGATATAAATGGAGTAAAGTCCTATTATTCATACTTATGCAATAAATATGGATTAGAGGATGAATTGAATACCGATAAGGCTAAATTAACTTTTTATTACTCCAGAAGAGAATGACGAGTATGGCCGGCCGGTTCCAGGAACAGGCGGAGAATCTTGGCAGGATGTCGCTGACTGCTTCTGCCATGACAATTCACAGCAGAAGGAAGTGTCGGTAAACGGTGAGCGTTGGGTTTATAACTATCATGTTGTCTACGAAGGAGGTAAGATTCCTCTAGGAAACCGTGTAAGATGCTTGGATTCTGACGATAATACTGTTGGAGAAGGTGAAGTGAAGAAAAATGCCGAGTGTTATTCGGAAGAGTTTAAAGGTAGATGTGATATTTGGATATGATTGCAACAACAGACATCGCGAACATAATATTTAAGGATTGCAAGTCTTTTGGAATTTCTGAAGTATACCAGAGAGGTAATATACCTGAAGGTAAGGTAAATGCTGAAAGGATTGTAGTTTATCCCAAGACTCAACAGCCCGATACCTATTGGGAAAGAGGATACGTTGAAGTTAATCTTTGTGTTCCTTTATCTAGATCGGGGAAGGCCAATTTGATTCGTTTGAATGAATTGGAGAGAAAGGCTAAAGAGATGTTCAAAGATGGAGTTGTAGGGCAATATGACGGTTCATGGTACCGGTATTCTTCTGAAACTATCGGGATAGAGGTAGATAAGGAGTTATGTTGTTTCTATGTGAATGTAAAATTATTATTTGAAGTATTAAACGTAAATTAAAAAGATATGAAACCGTTTATAGGAATTAAAAAGATTTGGTACGGTGATGTTATTACTTCTGCTGTAACTAAAACTAGCCTTAAAACCTGGTTAGGTACTGCTACAGAAGTTGAGAACTCTCATCAAGATACTTGGTCGTATACGGAGGATGATCCTACCTATACCGACTATATTAACGAGTTGAATGGTGACATTTATTATCGTGATGTGACGCAAAAAGGGGCTAAAACAATTGCTTTCACTATGGGAGTTTTCTCCTTTGATGACAAGGTAGATCTGCAAGGCGGAGAAAAAGTTGATACAGATGCAGGATGGGCCGCTTCTGATACTCCGGGCATTGTCAACAAAGCCATTGTCGGACAGACAAAGACCGGAAACTATATTGTATTCACCAATGCTGCGGTCATTGCTAAAGGGAATGCTGTGGAAAAGAATATTGGTCTGGGAGTAACAGCTGTTGCTATGGAAAATCCTAGCGCCGGCGTGAAGAGTGACTATATGTTCGACGGGGAAAAAGTAGATGCCGCATGAGCTGATGAGAACGTCGCATCTATGTCTTCTGATGCTTCTCTCAATTTGAATAGTTCTACGACTAAGTCAAAGCGGGTGAACGCTGGAACTGCTGTTAACTATGAGGGGAATGGAGAGGAAGATACTTCGCGATCAGCAGAAACATTATCTATATTATAAAGTGGTGAGGGGGTGAGGATTTATGTATCTCACCCCTTTTTAATAAATATCATTATGAATAAAGCAGCCATACTTATATCAGAAGCTATCACAGGAAAGGATTTCATCCCAATCATTGTAAATGGGAAAATGTATCGCGTAAATCCGCCTACTATACATAAAATAGCCGGCGCTTCGGCCTATCTCGCAGTTCTTGATGACAACAAGGATATAGCAGGTGTTATATCTTCATTGAAGGACATTTCTGTCGCTTCTAGCGCACTTTCTTGGTTTATAGATGGAAGTGATTCATTGTCCGAAGAATTGTCTCATGGGACCTTAGAAGAAGTATTATCCGGTCTTACAGCGGCTTACTCTCTGATAGATGTGAAAAATTTTATGACGCTGTTAGGTTTAGCGAAGAACGTAGCAAATCTAACAGCAAAACAGAGGTTATAGGCAATGATTGTATGTTGGGGCAAATTGCGTCGTTCATGGATAGCCTTCATTTGTCGTATGATGAAGTCGTTTGTAAAATTCCATATCGCAATTTGATCATCATGCAAAAAGATAAGTTGCACGCTGTATACGATGGGGAGGTACTTAAGGAAGTATCTGATAAGGATTTCTTTGGTGAAAATATGAAATTTGATGAGTAATGGAAGTAACGGTTGATTTGTCGGGTCTGGATGAGTTTGTTGAAGAGGTGGAGGAGTATGCAAATGAGCTTATGAAGGAAGCGGCGCATAATGCAGTTGACACTCAAAAAGAAAGAAATGTGAGTAGCAAGAAGACTTATCAGAACCATACGTGGAATCTTCGTAATGCTCCGGGAGCTGCTGTAGTTCGTGATGGGAATATTGTTTATCTATATGTTCCGGCAGATAGCGAACATGCGGGGGCCAAAGGCAAGACAGAGAACCTGCTTTATGGGAAACTACCCAAAAACGGTGTTGTGTTCGCGGATGGGATGGAGTATGCGAGCTTTGTATCTAGCAAGGGTTTTGACGTTCTGGATTCGGCAAGCCTAACCGTAGAGAAAGAGTTAAAGGAATCATTTGGAAACGAAAATGTAAAAGTCACATGGCAGGAATGAAATTTACCGCAGATGTCAATGTCGAAGACATTATAAAACTGCGTCAAGAAATAGATAAATTAAAGAAGTCTCTAATTGCTGTTGCGGGGATACCAAATAGTGATGTAGCAATAAAACAATTAGAGAAAGAGATAGCGGCGGCTACTAAAAAATTAGAAGAG